TGGTGGAAGTGTAAGTTCTTGTGCGATGTCTGTATTAGTGATTCGCCCGGCTTCTTCCAAACTTTTGCCTTTGACCCACTCGGTGAGTAAAGAACTAGAAGCAATAGCACTACCACAGCCGTAAGTCTTAAACTTCGCGTCTTCAATGATTCCATCTTCTACTCTTATTTGAAGTTGCATAACATCACCACAAGCAGGCGCTCCCACCATGCCTGTGCCAACATCCTTATCCTCTCTGTTCATCTTTCCAACATTGCGAGGATTTTCGTAGTGATCTATTACTTTATCTGAGTACATTAGCCTTCCTTTTCTGTATCCCAAACAATACGACGCTTTGGCAGTGGAGGTAGCTTGTTTCGTTGTACCCACAAGTGCCCGTTCTTTTCTGCATCTTTAAATATAGCGGCAGTTATAAAGAAAGCTCCTACAACCATGAGATGTCCTCCCACACTATAGATGCCGTACATATAAGTATATCCTGCCCAGAATGTAAAGACTGCCGACCACATTACCGATAAATAAAACATAAGTATAAATTGTACTAATTCATTCGGAATGTGTCGTAACGGATTTACTTTCAGACTAAAAAAGAACTGATAAAAATCGTAAATTGCGAATCCGAGTTTCTTAATCATATTTTTTCCACCTCTCGACGGTTTGTTTGTGTATAGCTTCATGTGAATAGTACATAGTGATTCCACCAAATACCATTGGACACATGAAGATTGCGAGCAATCCGAGTAGACCTATATCCATTATGCTTCTACTAGAATATCTTTTAAGTTGGGCTCAAAAAAGTTTGGCCCCTTGATGACTTTGCCGTCTTCTCTTTTTATAGGTCTGCCATCTGCACCGAGCTTACTCATATTACTCCGGTGAACTTCAAGATAACATTCATCAAGGTCAATGCCAAATGCATGACCAGCCCCATAGATAACGTATAACAAATCTGTAAGAGCGTCGGCAACCTCCACGAGGTCACGGTTTTCAATAGCTTCTTCCAGTTCTTCATATTCTTCTCGAATCAACTCAAGGCGGAGCTCACGAGTACTAAAGTCAGGCCAAGTCGGATGAACTTGTACTTCCTGACCAAAGGCTTCCATGAAATCGCCTGCAAGTTCAAAATTGCTTGGTATCATTTTTCTTCCTCTTACCTCTAGCGATGGCGGCTTTTTTAGCTAACCGCCGTTGTTCTGATTTGGGAACATAGTGCTCACGCTGTCTATATTCCCATACGATGTCAGCGCATTTCTTTTTAAACACACGCAGTGCACTCTCTACGTTATTGTTTCTTACCTTAACCTTCGGCATTACTTTCCTTTTTACGAAGCATGGGAGGTAGTCCCCATACAGCTTGAGCTTCTGCCTTGTTACCAGCAGCGTCAATGACTAGCATTACGCGCTTGCCTTTCAACCATGCTTCTTGCTGATTGCGTAGACGTTGCATTGGAGTAAGCATACGACAGCCTGTACTGCTTCGACGCAGACCTTGGCTTGTGTAGTTAGACTTACCCATTCTTTTCTTCTTTGCCATTAAATTGCTCCTTTGCGAATAAAACACCACCCACGTTTGCGTAAGTAGCTCACTTGTTTACGAATACTGTTGAGAGTACGTCCTGGAAACATCTCGAGCAGCTCTTCTTCATTTTTAATATAATAATGATTTCGGAGCAAGTTACGCTCATTCATTGTCCAAGGTTTCTTCTGATATTCTTTCATGTTGTATATTATAGGGGATCTTTCATTGAAAGTCAAGAAGTATTTTTCTTTGGTAGCAAGATATAAGTCGCAGTTATAAGTGACATAACCGAAAAAATTTCTTGACTTCCGTTCCGTTTTTGAGTATAATATACGCATCTACAAAAATACCGAGGAGATTCGTATGCTTGATTTTACCACTGCACTTGTTGTGTTTGGAGTTTGTATGGCCGGTGCTGCTGGCACTGCTTTTCATCTTGGAAGACGAGAAGGCATCGAGGGTACAGTACAGTATCTAATCGACCAAGGCGTATTGGAGGTAGATGACGAAGGTTAGGAGTAACACCTTTATCACAAGTTGCTCCACAAAGCAGACCCTCACAAGGGGCAACAACAGGAAAAAATGAAACAATTAGTAGTACTTTTATTACTAAGCGCAACGGGGTCAGCGCTTGCTTCCGAAGAACCGGAAGTTCCCCGCCCAGTAAGAAAAAACATAGAAGAAGTAGTCGTAACAGGATACAGCTGGAACTTTGAAGAGTACAAAGGTGCTCTGATGATGGGTCTAGGAGGGGCGTATCTGATTCATGAATACGACAAAGCTCGGGACGAGTGGCGTTTCGTAAGAGCGTCTAACGAACCAACAAAGGATAAAGAATGAACAAAGAATCAGTCTATGAGCAGTTAAAAATTGATGAAGGAGTCGTCTATGAAATTTATTTGGATCATCTTGGGTACAAAACCTTCGGAGTGGGACATCTCGTGCTTGAGTCAGATCCAGAGCACGGATACGACGTCGGAGAACCCGTCTCAGTTGAGCGCGTACAAGAGTGCTTTAACCGAGATCTCGATGTGGCTGTAAGTGAGTGTGTAGCACTGTACAAAGCCGATGTTTGGGAAGGATTTCCTGGAGAAGTTCAAGAAATTCTTGTAAACATGATGTTCAATCTCGGACGACCACGCCTGAGTAAATTTAAAATGATGCACCGTGCTCTTGAGCATGGGGATTGGAAAGAAGCTGCTATTCAAGGTCGAGACTCTCTATGGCACAAACAAGTAGGAAATCGAGCAGAACGACTGATGACACGACTTGAGAATGTCTAACAAAATTGTAGCAAAATCAATGACGAAGTTCTTTCGCTTTACTGCGGATATGTTCTTCCGAAAAAGATATGGACACAGAGCTATAGTTCTGGAAACTGTTGCAGGAGTACCTGGAATGGTTGCTGGAATGCTCACACACCTTTCGAGCCTTCGCGGGTTGAAGAAAGGGCAAGGCAGTAAGATTCATGAGATGCTTGCAGAAGCTGAAAATGAGCGTAAGCATCTCATGTTTTTCATAGAAGTAGTGCAACCTACAAAGCTGGAGCGGGGTCTCATCGTACTGGCACAATTAATATTTTGGCACTACTATTTAGTATTGTATCTCATTGCACCTAAAACTGCACATCTTATGGTACATTACTTTGAAGAAGAAGCTGTAAAAAGCTACACCGATTACCTTGGGGAAATTGACGCGGGTCGTATAGAAGACGTACCTGCACCACAAATCGCGATTGACTACTATGATCTACTTCCAGAAGCTAAGCTGTCTGATATGATTAAGTACGTTCGACGCGACGAACAACATCACGCAGATTTAAACTTAACTTACAGCGAGGCATAAATGGCTATTTATTGCACAGAACACGAGCGCAGTGATTACGAAGAAAAGAACTACTGGCGCTCACTACCAGAAATGGTACCTTCAGTAGTATTTAAAACACGTGCGTATGACCAAGAGACAGAAGAATTTTACTGGCTTGACGTAAGCACGTGGGATATTTTTGCAGGAGAGCGAGTACTCATATTCTCCCTGCCAGGCGCTTTCACGCCAACCTGCTCTACCTATCAGCTACCCGACTTTGAAGAACTCGCACCACAGTTTTTCGAGTTAGGAATCGACTCAATTTATTGCGTCACAGTCAACGATGCTTTTGTAACAAACGCATGGGCACGTCACAATAATCTTGAACACATACAAGTAATGCCTGATGGTAGTGCTAAATTTACAGAAGAAATGCAAATGATCGTGGACAAAGACAATCTGGGGTTTGGTCGACGTTCTTGGAGATATGCAGCAGTTGTTGACAATGGACACATTGTTGACTGGTTCATCGAAGAAGGCCGCGAGGATAATCACGACAAAGATCCTTATATGTTTACGGCTCCGGCATTTATACTCAACAAGCTACGAGAAAATTCTTGACATTTAATCTCATAGCGAGTATAATACTTTCATGAATTTATTTTACCTTGACAAAAACCTAGACAAGTGTGCCGAGTACCACGTAGACAAGCACGTCAACAAAATGATACTCGAAGCCGCACAACTACTGTGTACTGCCATTTGGGTAGATCGCTTGCTAGGTTTTATACCCCGAGCTCTTGAAAAAGATGAAGCTGCGGTTCTCAATGAGTACAAGAAAGTTGAGAAGCCTCTGAAACCAGAAGAGCGCAAACTCACACCTTATCTCGGCATGATGTACAATCATCCCTGCACGATATGGACTCGATCATCACTAGACAATTACGAGTGGACATGGTGCTATGCTCATGCACTCGCAGAGGAATTTCGGTATCGCTACGGCAAAGAACACAAGTCATTCTGGCAGGTCATCAACAAATTACCTGACCCAATCAATATTAAACGAGTGGGGTTCACCACGTTTGGACTTGCGATGCCTGAGATACTCAAAAACTACGATGATCCAATACAGTCTTACCGTGACTATTATCATCTTGACAAGGCTACTTTCGCCAGTTGGTCTCATCGACCAACTCCCCCTTGGTGGGATGAGTCTCTTGCTGACTACGAACAGAGGATCACAGCAAAGTGAAAAAACGAAATTATACCCGTGAAGATGTAAGAAAACTTCAAGGCTCAATGGATATTGAACATACACTTGCAAGAAGAATGGCAAACAAAATGCGTATGCTTCTTGCAGAAAACCCATACATTCACACGTTTGGAGCGTACAATGGTCAGCAGGCTGTACAGCACGTTAAAGCAGGTCTTAAAGCAATCTATTGCTCAGGCTGGCAAGTGGCTGCTGCAGCTAACTCAAATAATGAAGTGTATCCTGACCAGTCTCTTTATAGTGTGGATTCTGTACCCAATGTTGTGCGTAACATTAATAACGCTTTCCGCCGTGCTGACCAAATCCAGTATGCAGAAAGTGGTACTGGCTTTGAGTTTGCACCCATTATTGCAGACGCAGAAGCAGGATTTGGAGGAGTACTAAACAGTTATGAATTGGCTAGAAACCTCATCGAAGCTGGGGCAGCTGGGGTACATTTTGAAGACCAGCTTGCGTCCGCCAAAAAATGCGGTCACCTTGGAGGAAAAGTCCTTATACCTCTTTCTGACGCTATCCGTAATCTTAACGCCGCTCGTCTTGCTGCTGACGTCGCTGGGGTTGATACTCTGGTTGTCGCTCGGACAGACGCCGAGTCAGCCAGACTCCTCTCCAGCGATTACGACCACGCAGACTACAAGTGGATGTCCGGAGATCGTACTGCTGACGGATTTTGGCAGATCGAAGGCGGACTTGAAATGGGATGTGAACGTGGGGCTGCATACGCAGAATACGCAGATCTCGTGTGGTGCGAAACAAGCAAGCCTTGCCTCAAAGAGGCTCGACGGTTTGCTGACGCGGTAAAAGGATCTTGTCCTGATGCAATGTTAGCATATAACTGCTCTCCTTCTTTTAACTGGAGAAAGTCTATTCCTGGAGATCAAGAACTGCAAGACTTTCAGTACGAACTCGGAAAGATGGGATTTAAGTTTCAGTTCATTACATTGGCGGGTTTTCATAGTACAAACTATGGCGTATTTAACTTTGCACGTCAGTACAAGGATCGCGGAATGTTTGCATACTCTCAGCTACAGGAAGCAGAGTTTGCAGCAGAACAATTTGGATACACATCAACTCGACACCAACAGGAAGTAGGTGTTGGATACTTTGACGCAATCACAACAGCCCTCGGCAGTAGTACGGCGGCTATGGCAGACTCTACGGAGGCAGAACAGTTTTGAGTAACTTACCAAAAGAATCTAAATTACCAGAGGGTTGGACAAGGTCTAACGGAGGCGATGGCTTGAGCTACAGAAGCCCAGGCAAGCTAGTGCACGACCCAGTAAATAGTCCTGCACATTATAATCGCGACGGGGTCGAGTGCATCGACGCAATGAAGCAAATCACTTCAGACGAAGGTTTTGAGGAGTATTGCCATCTCAATGCGTTCAAATACATCTGGCGCTGCAAGAACAAGCAGAATAAAAAGCAAGACGTAGAAAAAGCCATTTGGTATCTACGCATGATGATAGGAGAT